TGTACAAACAAAAAGCACTAATTCTGGATATATTTCCCCCAAGCAAAATAGTAACTTGGGTGATGGCCTTTATCCTGTTCATGGTATAGCTATTGGAGAAGGGGATGTTACTGTCGGTCATCTTTCTGAGGAACGGAAGAAGTGGACACAAGAAGCCTTACAAGGTACAGGTCGCTATCTTGTAGGTAAACATATTGTCGTAAACCATCAGAATAAGGACGCTTATGATGTAATCGGTGAGGTTACAAAAGCTGCTTACAAGCCCGGAGTTGGACTCATTTATCAAGGTCATATTGATGATGAGGAAATCGCTTCTAAGATTCAAAATGGTTGGCTTGATGTAAGTCTTCGTATTCTTCACTCTGATAATTTTGAAGAAAACGATGAGGGGACGAAAGTTATTAATGAAGTTTTAGGGTATGATAACTTATCTGTTGTTCGTAAAGGTGCTGCTCCTTCCAACACAATCAATCCCGGAGAGCATGATGAATTGAGTGTTGCTGAGTTAGCTGAGTTTACAGATGAACTTGCGACAGACAAGGAGTGGAGGGAAGGAGATTATGTCCAATGGGGTTCCTCTGGTGATAGGAACGCAAAGGGTAGAGTGATTGATTGGACTGATGATGGAACGTTTTCTGATAGGATTGACGGTGATCAGTCAATTGACGGTACAGAAGAAGACCCTGCTGCTTTAATCAATGTCTATCAACCAACCGATGAAGGTTGGGAAGAAGGAGACACTACTGTAGCTCATAGATTCTCTACACTAAATGAGTGGAATCCCGATAGTATTGTCTCTGAGAATCAGCAAAACTACATAGACTATATGTTTGAGAGTCCTGAGGCGGCTCAGGGCAGGGCAGAAGCAATGGCTTGTGATGTGGACTATCATGAGCATGAGATTGATGGTGAAAAGGTCTATATGCCTTGTGAGTCTCATGCAGAGTTTGAAAAAGCTCTTGTTCAGTCTGAAAAGTCTGAAATGGAAGAGCTTCAAATCTCTGAGGCTCGTATGCCTTCCTTTGAAGGGACAGAAGAGAAATCTTGGGGTGATATTCCTGCTGATACGCTTAGTTACTTTACCGACGCTCTTGACTTTGAAGCAGAACAAACTGATGATTTAACACAAGAACAAAAAGCACAAATTGCCGAGCATACGCTTCTTGGTGATCCGCAGGCTGATAATATCCGAGAGTTACGGATGTTCCCCGTTGTTAATGCAAACACCGGTAATCTGAACCGGGGTGCATTAGAGGCTGTTCGTGGTGGACGTGGACAAAGTGCTGATCTTTCGCAAGATACGTATGAAACCGCGTATGAAATGGCGGGTCGTTTGCTTAATGAAGAGTTTGGTTCTGATGTTGAAGTAGAACTTTCGGTTAGCTCAATCAAAGAATCTGTTGAGGTTGTTGAGCTTCAGGAAGATGAAGAACTTGATGAGGTGTATTCCGATTGGGAAGACGCTGTTAATATGACAGCTTCTCAACTCCGTAGTTGGAGTGGAAACCCTTGTTCAAGAGAGGCTTCTGTAGACCCGGAAGCTGTTATCGAACGCAACTTGCGTTTGTTGGAAACCCCGAAAAGTGAGTGGGATCAGTCTGATATTGATGACGCTAACAGAACGATATCTTTCATTAGTCGGATGAAAGGTATGCGTCCTGATGGTGATGCCTCTGATGGATCTCATGGCTGTCCGACTGATTGGGCTATTAGCCTACTCAATTGGGCGTACAATCCGTTTGATTCACTTCCGGGGCAACCTGATGAGGACGCTGACTTAGACGACGTTGAAGAGCTATCTATGGGTCTTAGTGAGGGCAGAATTATGGCTAAACACGATTATTCAGAAGAAGAGATGGAAGGCATGGCTGAAATGATGTCTTCCATGTCTGAAATGACTATGGACGAGTGCATGGAACTTATGGAAGGTATGGGTCCGGGAGAACCATATAAAATGAAGCCCGTTGCGAAACTTGCCGCTAGCTCTCTTGGTGCGGATTATGAGGAAATGGAGAGCTATATGGAAATGGCTATGAGTGAAGAAATGATGGGTGGAGGTTATGAAGAAATGTCGGAATCTGATGAAGGTGCGGATTATGAAGAGTACAGTATTTCAGAGATTCTGTAATTAATTTCCTACTTGTGATTCCCCTTGGCGTGTGAATCCTGTTGTTGGAGAATTGGGATGAGGTAGGGACTTGTCTTAGGTGATTTTGATATGACTGACAAAGAAGAAATTCTTAATGATTTAGAGGCACAGGCCCGAACCGCTGATGCTGATCTTGAGGAGCTTACTGTTGCTCCTGAGACTCAGCTTGAGGAGCTTTCCGAGGTTCGGGAAGAGAAGAATAGTCTTGAGGAAGAGGTTGAGGAGCTTTCCGAGAAGGTTGAGGAGCTTTCGGATTATGAAGAGCAGGTTGAGAAGGTTGCCACGATTTATGCCGAAGCCCTCTCTGAAGCCTTCCCCGCTTTCGATGAGGAAGAGCTTGTTGACCGATTCGATGTTGAAGAGCTTCGTACCAAGTACGAGGATGCTGTTGATGAAGGGCAGATTGAACAGCTTGCTACGAGCGGAACACCGAATGTTCGATCTGCTGATGGTGGGAGTGGTTCTCATCAGGCCAACGGAGAAGAGCTTGGTGAAGGCGGTGAACCCGACGAGGAAGTTGAGGAAGCCGCTGATATGCTAGACAAGCGCGGTGGTGCTTGGTCTGAGTTGGCTGACGATCTGCGAGAAGACGGTATTTAAAATTAGGTGATTATATATGACTCTTAGCCCCGGTGATGCAAAATACGAGTACGGTCGTACTGTTACGCTTGAACTTGCCGATGGAGTGACCCGCGAAGATGTTGCCGGTCGCGCCGTTACGTTTAATGGAAGTGGCAAGCTTGAGCTTCTGACTGATAATAGTTCTGTTCTTGTCGGGACTGTTTCGGATACGGTTCTGGACGATAACGATGGTGATGGTGGAGACGGTTATGTTACCGTTCAGGTTGCTGGCCTTCCGGTTGTTGTAGAGACGGCTGATGATACTCCTGTTGCTGGTGACTACCTTCAGCCTGCTGCTAATGGCCTCTATGATGTTATCGCTAGTGCTGATACCAGCACTATTGATGCTCTTGAGGGCCGTCCGTTTGTCCTTGGACCGGAAGATGCTGTTAATACCAACCCGCGACCCCGGAGTAACAAGAACGACCGGAATCTGTATGTCGCGGTGTTCCGGTAAAATAATTTAGGTGATTTAAAATGGTTAACGTTACTACCTCTGATATTCTGACTGAGGAACGTATTCGTCGTGTTGTTGAGGATGAGACTCAGGAAGTTCTCGTGTGGAATGAGGCTTTCCGAGAGATTAATATGCCGGAGGATTGGTCTTCGGACACTATGGAGATCCCCATTGATGTTGGTATCATGGGAGAGCCGGAGCGGATTCAGGAAGGGTCTGAATTCCCCCGTGCTGAAGAGAACTACGACACCATCCCGATTACCGTCAAGAAGTACGGTATGGAGGTTTCGGTTGCTTGGGAGTCCACGCTGTTCTCGGTCTTCGATATCGTTGCACAGCAGATCGAGAAGAAGTCCCGGCGTATGGCTGAAAAGCTGAACCGTCTTGCGTTTGAGGTTATCAGCGATCCCAATAACCTTCATCCCAACGGTCCCGTTACAGGTAGTGGTTCGATTGATTATCCGACCATTACTGATGCCCGGAAGGAACTTCTGGACGACCAGAAAGACCCCGATATGCTCATTGTGAACACCGCTGGTGAGAATCAGCTTCTCAACAGCGAGGCGTTCCAGCGAGCTACGGAGCTTGGTGATGAGACGGTTCTTGATGGGGCCATTGGTCGAATTGCCGGTATTGATGTGATGGTTGATAACTCCGGCCTCCTTGATCCTTCGACCGGTCAGGGTATCATGGTCGATTCGGACGACTATGGTTACGAGGTTATCAAGCAGGAGGTTGCTACTGAAGAGTACGAAGCCCCGGAGCGACAGGCTGATATCTTCCAAATCTACACCATGCGAGAGTGGGAGGCTATCAAGCCTGAAGCTGCTATCAAGGTCGAAGAGGGTACGGCGTAGAGTAAGTAGCTAACTTTTACTTTTTATAGGATACAAAAATGACTGACCCTACATCTACACTAACAGATCAAGAATTAGTTGAAGAAGTGCGGAGTGCATTGGCGGGTATAGATGCAGGGTCGATTCCTGATGATACTATCATTCAGGCAAAGGATAGGTTCGTTCTCCCCATCCTCCAAAAACTTCTAACGGATAACGTGGATCAAGATAATTTTGATAATGCTGTCGTTGCTTGGACAGCAGAAAAGTCATTCGATGCTTGGTTAACATACACTCGTCTACGTGACTCTAACCTTGAAACATATACTGACCCACAAGCTTACAAGGA